ATTATTAACATAAAGCCAACAACTACTTAGTGCTAATCTTGGACCAGATTCAGTTGCAGGATATGCAGTGCTTATCGATGAAGAAGCTTGATAAGTTTCATATCGGTATTCTGGACCATCCCAAGTATAATGTGTTTTATTTAGAGTTACTAATTTCTTTGTTTTAAGATTAGTATAGAAAAAATCTTGTGGTTCTATATCTACATAAGTAGAAAAGATATTTTTATTTGGAGTTATGGGTAATAGTGGCAATTGTTCCATGCTTAATCTACTTAGAAAGTGAGTTTAATATTAGCTTTAAGATTAGTACTATCATCTTTTCTTGTAGGATTAGATAGTTTTGCTATAGCTAATAAGTTTCCTTCATCATCGTATAGTCCTACACTTGTAACGTATACTACAGGTTCATCTAATAATTTATCATTATCTATCAAGTTTCTTGAAGAAATATTTTGAGAATAGTTAAACTCATTACCACTAATTGTTGATTCTAAAATAATATTTCCTACATTTTCTACTGATTTAAATGATAATCTTTCTACATTAAGTATAGCTCCCTGATTACCAGTTTTAGAAAAACCAAAATCACCTGTAGAACCAGAATTAGGATGAATGAAATTTAATTTAGCATTTTCATCATTATTATCTAAAACTATCAAACCTAAATCATAATATATAATTCCAACTTTATTAATGCTATTATCTACTCCAACTCTTACTATTCTTCCCTGATTAAGATTATTATCAATTACTTTTTCAGGTATATCTTTATATAAAACTGTTCTATCAATTGCTGAAATTGTAGTTTCATCTAATATATTAATTTTTCTTAAAGCATTTTCAGCATCATATAATCTAGTTTTAGCAAATCCAACCAATTGGGCACTTGTTCCATATAGAACATCAGAAGCAGAACTAGCATTTATATTTTTAAAATCAAGCCAGTTCACTATATGCGTAGCACTTGTTCCTGTAGTTAAACTACTATTATAATAATCAGAAAATGATAAGCCAACATCGCTTGTTAAGCTTAGTTTTGTATTTTCTTTATCAAGAACTCCTGTAGTACTATCGTTCAATCTATAGTTCCAAATTCTTATAGATTGAATTTGTCCATCAAATTTTGATCTTAATTTATCTGAAGTATATGATGGTATTATTTTTCTATTATTTTTTTCTGATAAATTATTAGAAACACCAATGAAAATAGGACATCCATCTAAAGGGCTAGTATTATCAGCTTGTTTTATTGCTGTAGTTTTAATTGGGTATGTTTGTTTAAACATATTGGCTTGAGGAACGGGACCAAGTGTTCCATCTTCACAACCAGCTATAGTTTGTGTTTGTTCTCTATTTTTTAATTTATATCCATCAATGTAACCAAGAATTGCACCTGCACCTGATTCTGTAGTAATTCCATTAAATAATCCTTCAGTAGACCACGATGTAACTATATGATGAAATTTACCATCAAAAATATTAATACCCATGTCTTCAGGAACAAACAATCCACTAGCTTGAGTACTTGCTTTAGCAAATTCATGGGATATATCTCCATTAGCAGAAGGATATTTTATATAAAATCTAAATGCATCTTTATTTCCTTCAGGAGATTTTGTTAATTCTAATTTCATGAAAGATGAACTATAATCACTTAAAGCACTACTAGCTAACTTCTTCCATAAAATCATAGAAGAATTATTGTTTGGATTAATTATAGCTTCTACTGTTATACCTGTAGTACAAGTATTGATACTAGTAATTGATGCAGCAGAATAAGGAATTACAGCAAATGCAGAACTAACTGAATTCGATGGATTTTTTAAATCCAAAGCACTAACTAATTGTCCACTAACGGTAGAATAATCAACCACTCCAGTAGATCCTGTACTATTCATATTCATTTCAAGTCTAAATGAATTAGGCTTAATATGAGATTTAAATAAAGATTTTGGAAGAGTTATAATTCTTGCTATAGGTAAATCATTATAATCAGAAAAAGAAGATAAAGGAGCTGATGCTTCTTCTGGATTAAATGAGTTATCTTTTCTATATAGATAACCTTTCAAATAATTATAGAGATCTTGATGAGAAACTTTAGACGCAGAATTAGTAGAAGATTGAAAAGTTTGGTCTGCTGTAGTAGTATAAAAAGCTCCGACTACTCTTTCTGATGTAATAGATGGAGAATCAAATAGATTCTTATCAAATTTAAAGATATACTTAACATCAGTTTTTCTATTATAAACTACATTATTTTTAAGATAATCTAAATCTGGATAACTAATAGTCCCTAAATTTTTTATAGCATAGAAATAACCAACTGAATTAGCACAGATACTGTTTTCAGCTAATACTACTATATTTTCTTCTTCTGACTTAAAAGATCTTATCTGATCTTGCTCGTATACTTTAAATTCCATAAGATATTAATAGTTCAATTTGACAAATACTGACTTCTCTGTATAGAAATCTTTTTTAACTGGAGGAGATACTTTTGCTATAGCTATCATATCGCCATCATCATTGTATAAACCAACAGATGTTATATAAGTAGTAGGATTAGCTGTAATACTTCCTGTTATTGTTCCCAATGTTTGATTTGATAGAGCTGTAATATTTGTAGTATAGTTAAACTGCTTATTTAAAGCTCTACAGAAAAATATTGCTCTCTTATAAACATTCAGTGCTTTAAATGAAAGACTTGTACAAACTACCTTATCAGCACTAGCAGTTCCAATATAGAATCCAGATAATGGATCACACAAGAAATGAGGCCAGACATTTCCACCATGAAAAACTAAAGTGCCTGTATCATAAAAAACAGTTCCAACTGTATTAGAAGTATTGCTTTGAGAAACTAATAAACCTTTTCTTCCAATTGAAGAAGTCAAGCTTGTCTCGGGTATATCAATAAATGTTTGATCAGCTGTAGTTGTACTAAATGAAAATACAGCGGTAACACTACCTGAAATTAAACCATCATCAACAGTAGTTCTACCAATCTGAATTATTCTAGCTAATCCAGTAGTAGAGTTAGTATCGTGAGATATAGGAATAGATGTTCCTGCTGAAGAAGAAAAGAAATAATTAGAAATATGTCTAAACGCAGCACTTACAGGAATAGTAGTAGAAATTCTATTAGCATCTATCATCATGTCTGTTCCTGAAAGTTCAGTAACATATGCATTGATATTATAACTAGAAGCATTTGCAAAAGATGCTACTGCAAAATTAGTTTTATTTTCTATATGTTGTAAAGCTATATCATTTTCTACGTCAAATTCACTTAGCATAATATATTCTCTTATGTTCCACTAGCACTAACAGTTAAATTAACAGTGCTTCTTGCACCTGTATTTAATCCTGTAATGTCTATTATTACAGAACCTGATCTTGAACCAGCATTAATTCCAGTGTTAATATTAAATGTAGCTTCTCCAGCTGAATTAGGAGTTACTTTTGAACTTTCTATGACTGCAATTTCTGTATCTCTGCTTTTAGCATAATATCCATTTGAATCATTTCCGTTTGTAGTTTTTACTACAAATGTAGCAGTATCACCATAATCTACAGTAATATTTTTTGGATTAACTGAAAGAACAGATACTTTAAGAGAACCCATTGGAAGTGTTATTAATCTATATCTTTGAGCAACATCTTCATTACTGATTGGTTCTAATACAGGAAGATTGAGAATATTAGTATCAGGATTATCAGAATTAGAAGCATCATATAAACCATAATTGATGTCATCATCACCGAATGCAAATTTAGTTATTTTAAAACTACCATCATTCTTAGCTAATAGTTCTCTACCTTTTCTTGTCAATATTGCATCTACTACCGCTGTTGTACTATTAAGGAATGCGATAACAGCACCTCCTCCAATTAAATCGAAATTACTTTCGATAATGAGTTTCTTTAATTTAAATATGTTAAAGTAGATAAATCTCTAATATGTTCTTATTTTTACTCCGCCTTGGTTTTTCAAATTCTCTGTCATAGATGTAACATCATTTCCAATTCCAACTCTTATTATTTGAGCTGCTTTAGAAAATAAGTTAGTAATTTTAATTGGAACTATTCCAACAGTTCCAGATAAACTATTAGTATCAGTAGATAGAGACTTAATAGTATTACTAGCTTGAAGTTTCATTTGTATTTTACCATTTTCTAAATTAGAAATAAATATTGAATCTTTTCCTTCAACTATTCGACCTTTTCCTTGATCTATATTTCCTATTTCAGCATAGAAATAATTGTCTCCATTAGAAGACACTGGAAATTCAAATCTAATTGCTGGAATATTTGTTTTAAATGATTTTCCATTTTTTATTAAGCTTATTTCTGATACTATAGAATTAAGATGTGGAAATGTAGATGCTGTATCGGAAGTTTGAATTATTAAGTTATTAAGTGTAACATCTATTTCAGTTAAATTTGGTTCAAATGGAGTAGCTTCTATGGACTCAACGCTAGTATTTCTGGAGATATAATATCTCGGAACATTTCGAATACTAGACCTTGAGCAAAGAATAGTACTATTAAGAACGTTACTAGATAAAGTATTGCTAATCGCCTCGTTGTTTTCGCTACCATATTTATATCCCTGAAACGTTGCTGTAGACGCTGCTGTATTACTACCTATAAAATAATGTGTGTATATATCTGTACCAGAAGGAGATGAAGACTCAGTTTTATTAACTCTTTTTTGAAGTCTCGGCCTTTCTAGAATTGGGTTTCTTATTAATATTCCTTCTGCTAATACATGATTTTTAGCAGGAACAAATTGCTTGATAAATTTGAATATACTTCCAAAAGAATCATTAAAATTATCAGAAGCTTTTATAAATGAATTTAGATCAACTATATTTTCACCATTATATCTAGAGAGTATATTAGAAAATAAATTAGAAAATGTTCCTTGATAGTATGGTTTATATAAATCAATCGGATCACAAAGAATATCTGCTACACTAAGATTAGCTTGAGCATTTTTTATATCTCTATCTATAGTATTAATAGGATCTAATATAATAGAAATATAAGAAGTGTCTTCTATTCCTTCATCCGGATCTATTTGTGTAATTTTGTCATTATCTACATCTAATCCTACAGGAGACCATTTATTTATTTTGCTTTGATCTACAAATGTTTTGTATCTTTTTACTGAAGAAAAATTAACAGGAATGCCAGTATATCCACCAGTAGTAGAATCAACTATAAAATTATAATTACCTTGCAATACAACATTTTCTCTAAGTTTGTAATGAGCTCTTAGAGAAGTCCAACTTACATTATTGGCTGTAGAATTAATAAAACTTGTAGATTCAAAATTTCTTGTATGTTCTTTTAAATCATCTTCAGCTAAATATCCATCCCAAACTCTTACTTCATGAAGATAATCATTAAAATTGCTATCAGATGGGATATATGTTTTGTCTAATACTTCTGAATCTAGAGCTAAATTGTTAGAAGCTGAGCTAACTGAAGTAGAAGATGAATATACAATATCTTCAAATCCTGTACCACTACCACTAAGAACCATAGAATATACATTAATAACATTTCCAGATCTATTAACAGCAATATTAACAAAATTATCTATATTACCAATGAACGAGGAAATACTACATTGAGGAGTAGAAATAATAGTTGCTATACTATCTATAGCAAATACCGTCTGACCAGAAGCATTAATAGATAATTTGTATTTAGGGTGATCTATAACAATTTTATTACTAGCGGTAGAAATAGCTGAACTAACACTTGCTCTCGCTTCTAATGTAAAATTAGAGTTTGCTGCAAAATCAAATGCTGTATGTGCAGATGCAGGAAATACTATATGAACACCAGTTGGAGCATAAAAAACAGGAACATCTACTAATATATCATCTCTTATTTGTGTAGGTTTATTAAAGATACTATATTCTTGTACTTTTATATATTTGCTATTAGATCCGTACAATCTTACTATAGCTTCTAATGATTCTTTTGTTCCTTTTCTTTTTAGTAAATAAACTATGTTGTTAAGAATTCTATTCCATAAAGAATATGTAATTTGCTGACCAGTATAGCCAGAAGTAGAAGCTGTAAAATATGAATCAATAGCATTGTTAATAGCAGACTGATAAAGCTCTATTCCAAAATGTTGTGCTAATACTGGAAGAAATCTATTTGGTACTCTATCTATATTTTCATATGATATGAAGTTTGTATTACTTATCTGATCAGCATATTCTTTTATTTCATCTAAAGTATCACCAAAAGAAGATAATAGTTTTTCTAAATTCTCATCATTGTCACCATAAAATAATATTTGTGGTAGAAGAGTTTTAAGTTTAGCATTTCTCGTAATGTATTTTTCAGCTGTTAAAGATAATAAATCTGAACTAGAAGAATTAGGATCAAATAATGAACCAGAAGTTTGTTCTTCTAATTCTATATTTTCTTCTTCAAATAAATGAGTTTCTGCCGATAGTGAAGTAACTAAGTCTGACTGTGTTCCTGTTATATTACAATAAGAATCTCTTACTATATGTATTAAAGGTATAGTTTCGCCTTTGTGATTTATAGCAGAAGCTGTTATTGTTCCTGATATTGATAATTTTTCTAATAACCAATTTTCGTATCCAGAAGCTTCTCTTCTCCATTTATCTACAGCATAAATATTTTCGGCACATAAAGAAGAATAAAATGATCCCGACAAACCTATTGGATAACTTGTTTCTATTTTGTTTAATGCATTTCTAAATTTTCTAACTGCATCACCAAAATAAACATGATTAGAAAATAAATTATAGTTAGTAAGAGGTCGTGTATCAACACTATCTCCAGTGATAGTAATATTAGCTAAATCTGCACTAGTAGACCCTTGCGCAGATAATGATTGAATTATATCACTGAAAGATTTACCTTGAAGCATTAATTATCTCTCTTTGAAGTTTCTAAGAATTTCTTTGCTACTCTTTCTATTTCTTTTGATAACATTACTACTTCATTTTTTATAGCTGGATCATTTATATAATCTTTTGCTATATTTAATTGAGTAGATCCACCTAAAATGGTATAATATATTTTAGCTATAATATCACCTTCTTCTAAAAGCTCTTCAATTTTTTTTATCATTTTTCTTCTTTTCATCTTCTTCAGGCTCTGGAATTGTTTTATAAGATTTCACTATTCTAAAATTAAGAGCTTTTCTACCATTTACGGTTAATTCACCATGTTTATCATAAGCTATATCTTTAACAAGCACTTCTTTATTTCTATATTTTCCTGTTAAAATTCTATCTCCGATATTAAGATTTAAAATTACTCTTTCTGCTAATAGAGATAATTTAGGTAATGCCATTATTGTTCTCCGATTAAACTACTTTGAAATACCACTCGTCTTGTCTATCAAAAACAATTGTTTCACCTCTTACATTAAATTTAAATACTATTTTATATTGTTGATCTATATAGAGATTATTTGTGTTAATAGTGAAGAAATTTCCATTTGAATCATATGACAATGGTACTTCACTTTGTTCTATTAAGTCACTATCAAGTTCTCTAATTTCATAGCTACCATCTACTATTGTAAAATTACTAATAGCTGTAGTAGCTGCTGTAAGTGGAGTTAAAGTTAGTGATTCATCTTTAACATGCATTCTTATTCTTACTTCATTACCTTTTTCATATTCTTGTTTCAAATTTTTAAGAGTTACTCTATACCTTGATGTAACATAATTGTCAAAACCTGAAGCAGGATTAGTAGTTGAAAAATTGAATGTATAAGTTGAACTCGGAGAAGCACTTAAAGTCCAAACATCTCTAAAAGCTGAATAGATTGAAGCACTGAGTGGTAATGTGAAGTTGCATCTATAAATACCTTTTTCTTTTCTTTCAGCTGATAGACTAGTTTGTATAGCGCTCCATGAAGATCCTGTCAGACCTGATATAGAAATATATCCTGGAAAATCTCCTGTTGAATTTAGATCTTGAAGATATCCTCTCTTGATATTATAGAAAAATAGATTAGCTGTAGTATCAAATTCAACAGCATTTCTATCATCTTTTATAGAACCATCCCATTCTAATTGTATATATGGCTTTTTATGAGTATTAGTTTCTCTACCAAAAAACTTTTTGTAGTATATATTAAGAGCTGAATTAGATCCAGTTTTAGCTTCTTGAGCTGTGCTCATTTTAAGAATTACACCATAATTAGAACTAGCTCCGTTAAGCCAATCATTAAACAATGTAGTAATGTTTAGTTTAAGATCTTCTTCTCCATGATTAAAGTGCATAGTAGCTGAACTTGCATCTACTTGATACGTTCCGCCTGTAGTAGACCAGGGAACAGTAGATTGTGCTGAAACTGCATTTGCATAACCTGTTTCTGTAAGTGTATCTAAATCTAACCCAGAACCTTCGTCCCAAGTTTGAGTTAAAGGATACATTTCTATATCAAAAGATTCAGCTTGCTCGTCACCATGCGGAGCATTAAACATATAAAGATAAGCTGAAACAGATGAATTTGTTCTCGGATCAGGATAAGTTTTAGAAACTATATTTGAAGTTAATGAAGATAATCCAAATCTAACAAGTATTCTAGAAAATAACTTCTTATTCTGAACATCATCAAATATATTTTGTAATTGCAATATTGGAGCTAAACCCACGTTAGATGTAAGAGACTGCTCAAATATGCTTGTATCTTGATCTGCAAAAGCTCTTGCTCTACTCATTCTATAGCTCCTACAATGTCGTGCTGCAAATATTTTACTTCGTATATAGTATCTTTAGGAAAATACAATATACCTTTTCTTGTATTACCTGTTATATCAAATATATTTGAAGAATATGTTCTATTATTTATAGTTCCATATAGATTAATAAATTCTAATTTAGGAACAGCGATAATACTGTCTAATGCATTTAACATAGATATCAACTGAGATTTAACTATATAAGATCCTAAATTAGAATTCTTTATGCTAAATTCATTTTGTAAAAGATATATAGCTTTTAATAGAGCTTCATTATTGTTTACATTGTTTGCTGGAACTATAGAAAAATCTATTCCTATATTAACTATTTTAGCATCTGTTATTCGTATAGTATCTGAAATAGTTTTGAAATGTCTTAAATATGTTTCTATATTATTCTTCAATATGTTACTAGTAGTAGTTAATTTACTATAAGAATCAATAGAAACTACAATTAATTCAATACCTAAATTATTAGTTTGATCTTTTCTTGCGTATGATCTAAAAACAGAACCAAATTTACTTGGCATTGTCATTGATCTTACTTGATAATCAGATAATGTTACGCATCTTCCTTGAGTAGCAAATTCAGCGGAAGCATTATGTCTGATTTCATTAAATGTTTCAGCATCTTTGCCACCGGCGGCTGAAGTGTCATTAGTTACTTTTATAGATTTTTCAATATCATTTCTTATCCCAGAATATTCTTGTGAATATAAAGCAGAATTTTTATAACTAAATAAGATATTTGTAAATGCATTTAAAACATTTGCTCCAACATTTGTATCTACTCCACCTCCCACTCTATACTTAATAGTAAGATCAGTGTTTCTTGGAGCTAATCCTAATGATCGAGTAGATAAGAAACTATCTGAACTTATAAGAGAGGGACTAAATCCAGAAGGACTTCCTCTTAAATTATGAGGCTGAACATAGTCTTCAGGGTTAGGAATGAATTCACTATCTTCATAATCATATGTTCCTGGTCCAAATGTAAGTGAAGTTAGTCTTCCTACTTCTCTTTCTATTATGTATCTTCTGGGAATCTTTTTCATTTTCAAGATAAATGGAATATCTCCAGAAGAAGATGATGTATTTTCTTCTCCAACAAATACAGCATCTTGTGCTAAATGATCTACTTGATACCATTCACTATTATCTGATCCTGTAATTGAAACTATTTCAGTAATATCTGAATCAGGTAACTTAATTTTTAAGAATTTTGAAGCTTCACCAATAGAAACTCTAAATGTTTTTTGTATCCCTGCTATAGCCGATACACCACTTTTTGACATAGATAATGTAGAATCAGATAAACTAATTACTCTATTTGTATCTGAAGAAAAATCAACATCTTCTAATATTTCAAAAGTAGTATTAACATTATATCTAGATCTTACTCTTGATCCCTTTAGTATTTTGAACATACTCTCTGCAGATATAGAATTATTTACATCGGCTGAAATAGATAATGAAACTATTGCTGGAGTAGGTACTTTAGGATTATATCCCAGTTGTTTCGCATTAGCTATAATATTTTTCTCTTCTACAGCTCTATTAATAAATGATTCATTAACTTGTCTATCAATATAAAATGACATCATATCTCCAATATATGCCATTAGATCTAATAGAGCCATGCCTCCTGACGCTTCATTAAAATCTGACCAAGAATCAGGATAGTTTTGTTTTACAAAAGATATTAAATCAGATTTTATTGAATCAAAATCTTTTGAAGTATATCTAATATCTCTTACTTTCTTTTGTTCACTAAGTGTAGGCAAATTAAATCTCCATTACCCAAGCGTAAGCGATATTGAATCGCCAATATTTTCTATATCTTCTAATACATAACTCATTTTAATTTTAATTTGACTAATTTCTAATTCAGGATTATCTTCATATGTTTCTATAACTAAATTAGTAAGTTTTACTTGTGACATATATTTTTGTAATGCTTGAATAATTTCTTCTCTAACTCTTGGAACTATTTCTGATTTATCTATATTATCAAATAATATTCCTGATATTGTAGATAGATTGGTACCAATATCAGGATTAATAACTCTTTCACCTTTTGTAGTTAATAGAAGAATTTTTATATTTTCTGTAATTGCTTTTATAGTAGTTTGATTTCCTTCAAAATATCCTCTATCAAATTTTCTCAAAGGAAATTTAAAGTTAATATACTTTGGCATGTTTAAATCTCAATTAAGAAAATGATACTTACTAAGTATTTCATTATTTTCTACTACTTGTTTAATCTCATCTAATATTTTAGATGATTCTTCTACTTTTATATTATTATTTTCTGTTACTAAAGTAGTACTTTTAGGTTGTTCTACATAAACTTCTCTTCCATCTATAATAGTTCTAAGAGATGTAGCTGGAACAGAGTGGACATGTTTGTTAATAATATTTTGAATTTCTAAAAGTTTATTATTCAGAACTTCTATATTATCAGACATCTTTTTCAATAATTCTATTAGCTTATCTCCATATACTTGAGAATAAAGTTTATTTTCAGATAGATGAGAGTACTGAACAAATTTATCAGCCTTTAAGTTTAAAATATTTGATTCTTCATCGATAATATCTTCATTATAAAAAGAATAATCTTTATCTATATCTGAAAATTTAATTAATTCATAACATTCTATATTAACGAGAGAACTAATTCCTTGTAAATATCTTGTATTACCATCTTTATATGTGTGTATACAATAACTTCCACATCTACCAAGAATTGCAATGTCTCCTGGATTTAGTTTTTCTGTTTCAAATATTTTATCAGGAGTTTTATCTTGTTTACTTTTCTCTGAAACTTCATTTACATCAAATGGAAAATTGTATTTAAGTAAGGGATTATCTGCTTGAAAATGTTCTCTTGCTAATTTTCTTTTTATTATAGCACTATCATTTACTCTGCATATCCAATATCCAACAGATTCTTTACTTGTATATTCTCTAAGAACTAATACTTCTTCACCAATTTCTGGAAGAATAATAAACTGATTTGGAAAAAGAGGTTGGTACCATTTTGGATTATCATCTAATATTTCTTGTGCATTTTTGTTAGTATAATCTTCGTTAATTAGTCTTAAATTTAAAGAATAGGGAGGATTATAAAAACTCGTATCCTTTTGATCAGTATTTAAATTTACAGAAATAACAATACCCTTTTGAAGTAAGAAAATAGGTTCTTTATTCCAGTTTTCATTTCTTCTACGAATATCTTTTATAAACTTACTTCCAGGAGTTAGCGCTTCATTTACATCTCTCAATTAAGATAATCCTCTTTCAAAAAACCATACATAATTTTCATCTTATTAATGGCTAAAGTAATTTTTCTAGTTGGATAATCACAGTATTCTCTGATATAAACATAAAGCTGTTTCTTATTATAAATATCAACTTTTTTATAGTTAGAGAGAATATCATTGATAATGTTTATAATAGCAATATCTTCTTCTGTTAATTCAACTCTATCACTATATTTCATAATGTTTGTATGAATATTATCTAATAAATCTTCAGTACTGTCATTACTTGTAGCGTCTTGATATTTTTTAATACTAACACCATTCAATATTGTTAGTTTATTTTCTTCATCTATATGAATATTTTTCTTTTCCTTACTACATTTTTGTATAAGATAATTTTTAATAACAGTTCCAAAATAAGAAAAAGCCTTAGTACCTCTAGATGGGTCGAATTTATCTATTTTTTCAAAAATGAATGCTAGCATCTCCTGTTCTACATTTTTATAATCTATCAATATCTTATTAAAATTATATGTTAGATAGATATTTTTGATAAGTTCTCTAAAATGAGGTATAAGTTCTTTAGAATAATAATCAGCATCTCTTGTTGTTTGATAATATATTATGGCATTTTCTTGTTCTTTAGTCCAGTAATTCTTTTTTTCTTTTGACATATATTCTCCCATAAGATTAGACAGTCAAAAGAATATAATAAAATATTATCATCATTTAATATTAAGATTCCAAATTACTTAATCTTGCAGCTTCAATTTCATCATCTGTAGGATTTTCATTTAAATTTATAGCTACTCTAGTAGATTGATTAGTTGTGGAGACAGGTTCTATAACAGTGTCTACAATAACAGGGATATTAAGAGGCATTGAATTAATCGCTCTTATAGCATCAACCTCAGCATCTGTAGCATTTTCATCTATAGAAAATCCAGGAGTATTATATATCGCTAGAGGGGCATCGTCAACATAAGAATTTCCTCCTAATATATTTTCTCTATTATAGTCTCCAAGAGGTTGAACAGCTGCTGATTCAATATTTGTTATATAAGAAGTAGAATTAATATTTTCAGTAATCTTAGTAATAAGATATATACCTCTCAAGCCGTTGATCATATTATCTACTAAAATATATTGATAAGCATTTAGACCTGCAGTTCCATGAATACTACAAGTAGCTCTTCTAAGATATAATCCAAGAATATTTTTATAGAAAAGAGAATCTTGTTCATTTGCCATTTTAGAAAGGAACTCTGTATATTTGGCAGGATTTACTTGAATCATTCTATTAGCATTAGATGCATATGCTCGAGCTAAATCTAATTTTCCTTCTCTTACTAATAGAGAAAAATAATTACTAATAGAAGAAATACCTCCTCGTCTATAATAAGAAGCAAAATTTTCATTTAAATCTTTTATTATTTT